CATCCCGACACGGGAGAAAGCGGGTTTATCGTCAAGGACATGTTCCGGGCGTTCCTCCGGAGCAATGCAAGAGACCGGGCGCTGCGAGTCGGGAGGCAGATCGGCAAGTGTGAGGCGTGGTCGACACGGATTCAGCTTGCTGACGGGAGCTGGCCGACTGCCCGGGAGCTCTATGAGAAGGTAGGCGATGCCCCGTTCACGATCCTCACGACTGACCAGCGCACGCTTCGCCACCTGCCCGCGTCCGCCTATATCCGGGACAACGGCTGCAAACCACTGGTGAAAGTTACTACCGCTTCAGGACATGTGACCCGCAATACTGATAACCATCCCTATCTTGCCTTGGTGGACGATATGACAACGCCCTGCTGGATCGAGGGGCAGGACCTGCGCGTGGGAGATCGGATCGCGGTGACGCGCACGCTTGCTGCATGTATGTCGCCGTCCTTGCTGAGCACTGATGAGGCAGAACTGCTGGGATATCTTGTTGGTGATGGTACCTGCCAGCATACGACCACGTTCACGACTGCCGATCCTGAGCTGGTCGATCGCATCAATATTCTTCTGGGACGACTTGCCGCCAACATGGCGCTTCGCCACCTGGACGGTTATGAGTATTCGTTTACCGTGTGCGATCGTACCGGACAGGAAGGGAGAACGTCGTGGATTGCTGACTTCACACAGCGACACGGCCTTACCGATTCGTGTTCTTGTACCACTCGCGTTCCTGCCTCTCTCTTTCAGTCAGACCAGGCGGCGATTGCCGCCTTCCTCGGTGCCTACTGGAGCACGAATGGATGGGTCTGTACCGACCACCGCCCGGAGGCAGGTACCTCATCTGCAAGCGAGGTGCTGACGGTCGAGATTCGCGCACTCCTGCTCCGGCTTGGTATTCTGGCACAGGCCTATCCAAAAGAAGGCATCCACAGAGATACTACCCAGAAGGCATGGCAGCTTCTGGTGGTTGACGCGCCGTCCCTTACGCGCTTTGCCCAGATGATACCGATTGTGCATGTTCTGAAACGTGAGCAGTTGGCGCATCTTCCTGCACACCATCATCAGAGCACCACAGATATCTACTGGGATGTGGTGACGTCTGTTGATGCCGTCGGAGACGAGCAGACCTATGCGATCACCGTGCCTTCAACAGCAACGCTCATTACCGACCACTTCATTACGCATAATACAGTCCATCTCATCGTGGACTACATGCACGTCGCGGCAACCAACCGCAACAGGATCATCCTCATCTTCACTCCTCAGAAGAAGCAGATGAACCGCATGCTCGATATCATGAAGAACCTGCTCATGAATTCCGATCTCAACCAGTCCTTCAGCATGCGAAAGCCGAAGCGCACAGGGACTGTCAAGGCGGAATACGACTACGAGATAACGGTGTCATCCGGATCTGTCATCAGGTTCTTCTTCATGGACACGAATCCCGACAAAGCCCGTGGCCAGATGGGAACCGACATCTACGTTGACGAGGCGGAATACCTGTCCGCCAAGGCGTATGGGGTAATTACGGGCATCACCAAGCGCGATCCGTCCATCCACCTGACTGCGGATTCCACACCGAGCGGCGTGGAAGGAACATGGTTCTGGAAATTCAGCAACATGTGCCAGCGTCCGACGAACACCAGCGGATCAGAATTTCACCTTCCGACAACGCTTGAGCCGAACTGGCCGGAGATCGAGGAGCGGCTTCGCAATGTCATCTTCGATGATGTCACCTGGGCGCTGGAAGTCCTGGCGGAATGGGCGGAACCGAAGGGATCAGTCTACAAGAAGGAGTTCATCGATCTTGCCCTTGAGCGGGCGTCGCTCGGGAGTTTCTATCCCACTGCCGAGGAGCTCAGAAACGTCGCGGAGTATCAGCATGCACCGAAGTGGCTCGGCGTGGACTGGAACACTCCTCAGAACGGGGTGCGGCTGGTCGAGCTTGCCTCGATGTACGGACTCCTCTGGGTTACCAGAAACGAGCGGATCAGCTATGAGAACTACACACAGCTCGGAGCTGTTGAGCGCATCATGGAGCTGTACAGAGAACACCGCTACGAGACAGTCACTGTCGATGAGGGATACGGAGCAGCGCAGGTGGAGTCGCTTCTCAAACAGCTTGCCGGACTTGTCGATGGGCCGGTAACTGACACGCTGATCGTGGTTGATTCGAGCCGCAAGGAGAAGGTGATGATCGAGTACACCTCCACTGCGGTCGGCGCACGCAGGAGACAGGAGATAGTCGTCCGCACGAAGACACAGCTCGTCTCCATTCTCGGCACGATGCTTGAGAACACGCTTGCTATTCCCAAGGATGAAGACTGCGAACTGGGTCTTGTCCGTGAACTCCGTGTGTTCAGACGCAAGGAGGCCGCTAAGGACGGAAGCGGGTTCCTCTACACCGGCAACAGCCATTCGCTTTCCGCGCTGCAGCTCTGTGCGTACGGACGCAATCGCGCCATTCGCGACAGGGAGCACAACGAGAATGCAAGCCTCGGAGAAATGAGCAGTACAGACTTTGTCAGAAGCATTGGGGAGCGGAGAAGAACAGTTGAGCAGATGGCAGCGCTCCACCAGGGAAGTCTCTTCGGCACCCGCAGCACATCACGCATGAGAGGATTTGATGGCAGACACTCGCGACTTCACATATAGACCGAATATCCCCGCGCCTGAGCGGAAGGCGGAAGGATGGGACCCGAATGAACAGATTGAGATCGCGCGCGAGGAAGCCGCAATTCTCGGGGGGATTGCACGTGAGGATATCCCCTCCGATCCGCTCGAGTCGATGCTTCTGATCTTTTCCAACTACGAGCTTCAGGCAGTACAGCTGCGTCAGCGGGCGGAATTCATGCTCGGCAAGGCGATCCAGGATCTCGACGGATATGTGGGAGGAATGCCGACAGAGCTTGTCGATTCCCTTGAGCTGCTCATTCAGCGGGAGGTGAACCCGTACGATCGGAACGATTCGAGCTGGACACTGTCTGACTGCGAGAAGGAATGTATCTTCAGAACTGCCGGATACTTCGATCCCACGAGCACGGAAAGTTCGCTTTCCTCATCTATCACCGGCAACTGGGACAGCACCGAGTTCCGCGAGAAGCTCCAGGAGAAGATAGGAGCAGACTCCTACATGAAGAGTGTCAACTACGGGCTGCGGATGCTTCGCATGGTGGTAAAGCTCTGCATGGTCGTCATCATCCACTCGACGCTTGGCTACATGTGCTCCTTTCTCAAGGGTAAGCTTACCTTCAAGATCGTGAAGAAGAAGGTGAGGCTGGGAGATAAACTTGCTGATCCCTTCGGCAAGGCGGAGAAGCGCCTGCTTGGCGCGCTTGGCTTTTCCTGCAGTGTGCCCGGAGCTCCGCCGGTGGACTGTGCTAATGACGCGTGGGAGCAGATAGGGCCTAAGGTCGTCCCGTGCTGCAATTCGCAGCCTATTTTCGTCAATCCGGGAAGCGCAAATGGCGAGTATGTTGAACTCGATATGAGCCGGTGCATCAAGAACTGGATCCGGCAGGAGACCGACCCCTTCAAGAGCGGAGGAAGAGCGCTGTGCAACAGCACCAACTGTGCAGACAAGACACTGACGCCGAGCGCTGAGGAGATTGCCGCCGCGAGGCTGGTCGCGGAGTTCCTGATGAATGGAAGATCGCAGACGGGGGTGACCTCGAGCTCGGATATCTCCGTGCTTTCAACCGCAATCGGCTACGCCAACAGCGGCGCGTCGATGTCACAGCAGGTCCAGAGTGCGATCAACACGAATATCACGTACCGGTACACTGGCACACCGGGAGCGGTCTGGGACTGCTTCGGATATGAGCCTGTAGAAGGAGGGGCGAACCCGTCATTTCGCTCATCGAGTGGAACTGTCAGGCCGCAGGACATGCCCATTGTCGAGAACGGCGCGTACTTTGCCGACTACATGAAGATGATGGACAATGTGATCAAGAAAGCGCTCTCGCTTGCTGATACGGCAATCAGCGGCGTCGCCCGGCTTGCGCGGTGGGGCGCATCGGTGGAGATATGCTGCTGGGTGTACCTCATGGTGATTATCGCGTCGCTGATCCACAGCCTCAAGACGACCGGGTCGCTGTGTCCCGACAAGGAATGGCTTGAAGGAGACAGTGAGGGCTCGATCAGCGGGGAGAACGGATTCAGAGATCAGCTGCGGTGGGCGTCCCGGCTCCGGGCTGACAGCGGCGCGCTTGAGTTCCTCACCTTTCTGTTTCTGCTCAAGCAGATCATCGACATGTTCATCAGAAAGATGCAGCGGGCTGTGTTTCTTGCGGGACTGAAGCTTCCGCTTCATGACATGTGGGAACAGATCAAGGTCATGATCGCCAACGGGATGTCGGAATTTCTGGACATCATCTTTGCCCCGATCGACATGGTGCTCTCGGGTCTTCGCGGATTCCCCGAGCTTCGGCATATGATTGACAACGAGTGCTTCGGGTTCGGGAACTGGCTTGATTTTCTCCTGTGCCTGCTCGGCGACCTCAAGGCGGGACTGATCAACTGGATCATGCAGTTTCTCAGCTTCAACATGAACGACTTCGTCATCATTAATGACATGTACATCAGCCGCCAGCGGCTCTCGTTTCTCGAATCGCTCTCAAGACTCCTGCAGGCACTGATCAGCCTGATTCTCGGACTCAGGGACTGTTATGATCCCTCCACTGTAACCGACCAGATCGTGGCAAACCAGCTCAGAGCCCAGTATGATTCGCTGCGCCAGGTTGCGGAACTGTTCAGTACTCCCGAAGAGCAGGCGATGCTCGATGAAATATCACAGCCCATCTTTGCCGACACGTCGTTCGACGCGCAGCCGGCCGATCCCGCCTCGCTTGGCGCGATGTTCAGCCATCCCGTCTTTGCCGATGTTGATGAATTCATGCAGCGGGAGCTTGGTTCGGGGTACGGCATTTCCTCTCTGACCGGCAGCGATGGTGGAGTGGTGTCTTTCGCTGACTTTTGTTCTATGATGAATGAGAGAGGGGCCGTTCGAATCAGTGAAGTCAGAGAGTCGATGCAGTTTCTCTATGAGCGGATGGTACGTGATCTTCAGGGTCGGGGAGCATAGCGATGCACATACGGGACATCTTCAGGAACGCGAAGCCCACATTTGACGAGATGTACGAGAAGGCTATTGAAGCAAGAGTACTTGAAATCGTCAATTCGGTGCAGACAAAGGTCTTTGCCGAGGACACTGGTCACGATGGTGCAGTCACTGTTTCGGGCGCGTCCTCGAAGTTTCTGGAGCTGAAGCGGCACAGGAGCGCAGTTGTCACCTATACGAAGGAAAAGGCGGTGACCTATGCGACCAACACCTCTTTCAAGGTCAACAATTCCAAGCGCTCGCCGTATCAGTATGACCGGATCGACAAGTTCTTTGGCAAGGAATCCTACCTGTCCAGAGCGGTACACCGTCAGGCGGAAACCATGCTCAGGAACGGGTTCGACTTCGTCTCGGACAATTCAAAGCTCGCCGCGCAGGTGAAGCGGGAACTCTCTCTTATCTGCGCCAGCTCGGGAAGTTCAATGCATGCGATGATCTACCGGATGGCGATCGACCTTCTCAAGTATGGGGTCTACTTCGGCCGCAAGGTCAAAGGACGTCCCTCCTCTGAGGCTCTCTCGAACTTCAAGCGGGTGCTTCCCATCTCTCCCCACAACGTGGTCGTGCACTATGACAACGCGGGTTCCCTGATCGGAATCAGCGGGGTGACCGGACTCATCGCCGCCTTCCGGTCGGTCTTCGGCAAGCAGGCGTATCTGGGCATGGCTCAGATTCCCGTCAAGGAACTCGTCACTGGCGTCATCTACGATGCGGGTGATGACATCTTTCCCGAGCCTCCGCCCTTTCAGGTGCTTGACGACGTGCTGACGCTTCGCTCCTTTGAGGAGTCTTCCGAGCTTCTGGTCTTCCAGTTCGGCTCTCCCATTCTTCACGTTATTGTCGGAACCAAGGATGAACCGGCACGTCCGGGAGAAGTTGAGACCATCAACGCCGCCGTGGCGCGCATGGCGGCAAACGGCATGTTCACGACAGATCACCGCATCTCTGCCAAGATGATCAACGTGCAAACCGGCTCGATTGATCTCATACCTTATATCGAGTATTACAAGAACCGTGTCCTTTCAGGACTCGCCTCCTCGTCACTGTCAATGGGGGAGGCGGCGACGTCGAACAGAAATACTTCCGAGTCGATTGACGACGCGCTTGCCGATCGGTGTGTGATCGTCCAACAGGCGATTGCCGCGATGTTCTCGAACTACATTATTCCAGACGTTCTCACCTCTCTCGGCGTTGAGAAGGACAAGATGTACGACAGAGATGGCAACCTCGTGGTGGAGCTCGCGTTCAACGAGATCAGGATCGAGAAGAAGATCGCGAAGGACAATCACACGATGGCGCTGTGGCAGTCAAATCTCATCAATCATGATGAGGCGAGGCGGGCGCTGCAGAGGACTCCCTCCTCAAGCAGCGATTGGACAAAGATGTATGTCAACACTGTGCAGATCCCGCTCCGGAACATCGCCTCTGACGATGCAGTCAGCAACCAGGTCGGTTCTCAGAATACGCCGACCAATCAGCATACGACGAAGGCAGCACCCGGCACCAAGAAGAACTGAGGGAGAGCCTATGATCCGGCACGAGGCGAAACTCACAACCAAGAAGCGGAAAGCCCTTACCTCCTCGTCGTTCTGCGGACCGAAGAGAAGCTTCCCCGTTCCTGACTGCAAGCACGTACGAGCCGCACTTTCACTGCTTGGACGGTACAAGGGACCGGGAAACAAGGCGGTAATCCGTGCATGCATCTACCGGAAGGCACGCGCACTCAAGTGCTTCAAGAAAGAGTTCATAGTAGGAGAGGATGCATTTGACAGCGCGATTGTCGAGATAGGGATCCTCCATCGCGAGGGAATGATTGATGACGAATCGGCAATTGCCTTCGCGATCGAGTTCATGGAGCTCATCAACGTGTGCGAGCACGAGTGTGCAATCATTCTCGATCTGCTCTTTGATGGGAGAATTGAAGAGGCATATCGAAGGATATCCTATGGTGTATAGCAAACATGTTGTGTGCAGCAGCCATATTCAAGTAAAATACGATTAGACCTGTTTGGGGGTATCACGTGAGACTGAGTATTGTCAATTATGGTGTAGGCGTAAACCGCGACGTTCCCGCAGAGATCAAGCGCGAGAACGAACTGCTGATGGCGCAGGCCAAGGGAATTGTCGAGTCGCTTCAGATGGGACAGGGCGCGGTTATCATATCCGAAGTAATGCACACCGAACTTCCCAATCTCAACAAACGCGTTTACAAAGCCAAGGGGATGTCGAAAGCAGCAGAGTCGTTCCATACTCCCCACTTCACTCCGTTCCTCATGCACCATGAGGATGGGTTCATGAATGGATCCGTCGTCTCGGTTGGCACCTCGGTGCTTGCCAAGTACATTAGCCGTTCCGTAGACACATACACTGGCAAGGCTGACGGCTACATCAAGGTTGCAACCTTCATACCTTCAAATGTCATGGTGGGTCCCAGCCGGAGTGCGATTGAAGCGATTCAATCCCGGTCGTTTCTGACGCTTTCGATCGGCTCCAGGGTCGACGCAAAGAATCAGCGATGCTCGATCTGTGGGGCGACCCGGGCTGATGATGAGCAGTGCGAGCACACTCCGGGAAGAACCTACGGTAAGGTGGTGTGTTACACCGAGATGTACTCGCCGTTCTTCAGGGAATACTCTGCCGTTTACGACCCTTCCGACATCAATGCGATGATCTCCCAGATGGATGTGCTTGAGCGTCAGGGAGGGGCAGTTGAAGAAGAGCATGTGATTGACCAGATCGGGGGAGGGTGGAATCTCGCGCTGTTTGAGATAGGCAAGAAGCTGTATCCTTCCGTCCCTGTCCCCAGCACCGAATCAGTAGAAGAAACTGACAATACTGCCGCTCAGGAGAGCGTCACTGACTCCCAGGCGCAGAGTCCGGAGGAAAATGATATGCCAGCAAGTGAGAATGCGACGCTCGAAGCGTTAACCGCTCTCATTGAGAAGTTTGAAGCAAACATTGCTGTGAAAGACAAACTGATCGCCAAGCTCGCAACCGCACTCAGCGAAAGGCTTTCAGATGCAGACAGGCACGCAGCCGCCGATGACGAGGATGACCCGCAGTCGAGCAGCGCTCCCGAACCTTCCCAGGGGAACGCCGAAGGCGCGGTATCCGGATCGAGTGCATTGGAACAGGAAACTTCCCCTGATGTAGGAAGCACGGAGGAACCTTCGCCGCAGGAAGAACAATCCCCCTCCAACACCGGCAATGCCGCCGAGAGCGACACAGTAAGTGAAACTGTCCCTCCCGAAGCGTCCGCTGGAGAAGAAGCCAGTACAGAGGAAGAAGTCCCTGCTTCTGAAGAACACACTCCTGCACCGTCTGCAGAGACGGCGACTGAGGAAAATGAGAATCCCGACCCCCAGAAGGCGATACAGGATCTCAGGCAGAAGCTTGCCAAAATGCGCACAGCTCCTGTCCAGACGAAGGTTCGTGTTCCATTCAGATTTCAGGGCCCAAAGCCTGCTCACACTAACTCATAGGAAGAGGTGAATCATGTCAGAACTCTACTACCAGCCTTCTGGTGGTTCATTCAGCGGCAAGCAGCCGATGAAGAGCATCACCAAGAAGACCTTCCTGCAGTCCATTGAAGGGCTCTATCGGTACACCGGTAAGGCTTCGATTGGCACATTCTATCCCGTCAGGTTTCTCCCCGGGAAGACATACGATCTCGAAGCTGAATGGCCCGTCGTCATGCCTGCAGGAACAATCGTATCCGTTGCCGCACTCAAGGATGCACGCGACTACGCGTCCGCCGACAGCGCCACCGGCATCGGCGTCAGCGGCAACATTCCCGTCACGCTCAATGTGGAAACAGGAAGCGCGATGGAGAAAAGCGTGGGATATCTCTATCCCGAGGACATCCGTGGCCTGCTCACTGTCTGTAACGGTGGCGAGGCAGTCACCGAGTCGTACTCGGCCAACGATGGCACCTACGGCATTCTGACCATGAGTGGCGAGATTGCCAGCTCAAGCTACACGTTTACCCGTCCTGCCAACAAACCGATGGGACTCGTAAACCACCAGGTCTATGCCGACATGCGCATGCGGTTCAAGAATTACCAGGTCAATCAGGGCGGCCTTGGTATCGCACTCGGCGGTACGATCACCATACCGTACGTGGCAATATTCGGTTCCGGCAGTACAGCTACGGCGCTTGCCGCGATCAGAACGGCGGTCGATCCTGAGCACCAGTACGTGTGGGTGACGGGTACCGATGAAGCGACCGCGCTTGCAAAGGTTGCTCCTCGTGCAAGGTTCAAGTCGGATCAGTACGGGAAGTTCACCGAACTTTCGCTTTCCACTGTGGAGGATCTCGATCAGTACTTCGGATGTGCGATTGAACCGATGAACCGTCCGATCCACAATCTCGATGCGCTCATCGACTCGTTCCCCGGAAGCGGCATGACCGGTATGGATACCTCCGGCCTTTCCGCGAGGGTATACGATTTCGTCAAGTCGATTCTGGCTCAGGATGCAATCAAGAGTTCGTCCTACGCCGCAGTGAAGGCGAACCTGAAGAATGCGTTTCACACAGCGGTCTCGACTGACACAGCGAACGTATCGGTCAAGTTCGGTCTGGTCGATGTCGCGTTCGGCACCGACAAGTTATAAGGAGGACAGCCAATGCCCAAAATACGCAGTCCATTCGGAGCGTTAAGCTCATATTCGTTCGAAGAATCCCTCAACCGGAAGGCAGCGATGCTCGAGAAGGAGGGGGAGGTCAGACACCGCGACGCGGCAGGAGAGTACAGTGACGAGTTCCAGGCACTCGTTGCCGAGCGCGATGTCGAAAGCGTGTACGATATCGTGGAGGCCATGGTCACCGGCCGGCATCCCGATAAGTACAAGATCAAGGATGTCATGATGTCTCAGGACTTCCCGAAGCTTGTCTACACCGCGACTGACATTCTCATGCAGTCGAGGATCGTACCCAACCGGGTGGTGTCGCAGTACCTCTTCAACACGATTCCGTACAACGGGTCGGGAGAAGAGGTCACTATCAGAACCCTCGGCGGGGTGCGAGTGGAAGAAGTACCGGAAGGATCACAGTATCCGGAAACCAGCTCGGCGCTTTCCGACCAGGCGTACCGGGTCAAGCTCGAGATCAAGAAATACGGGGCGAAAGTCGCAGGCACCCGCGAGTTGATCGAGAGTGACAACTGGGGAATATTCGCCTACACGGTCCAGCAGCTCGCGCAGGAGCTTCTGAACAAGAGGGAGCGTCTCTGCGTCGATATGCTCAATGAGGAAGCCGGTCAGGTACTCATTGACAACGCCGATGCTGCAAGCGTTCCCCTCGGCTCAACGACCGGAAGGGACATCACCGGTGCACAGAACGGCGCACTCGGCGTTGACGACGTGATGAATATCATGTCTTACATGCAGATTCGCGGATATGACATCGACATTGTGCTCGTACACCCGTTCGCATGGACCATGTGGGTACGCGATCCCGAAATCAGGGAGATCGTGCTCGGTTCCCAGATCACCTACATGCCCAGCGGCTCCGCTGCTGCGGGATGGGGCGATGTGTTCAACTTCGGCGGTCTCGGGGTTCCGTACAGCCGTTTCGGCTCGACGATTCCCTCGACCACTCCCACAGCTGCACAGGCGGGACTTGCGGGATTCAACACTCCCGACACGCTCTACGGCAAGCTCGGGGTTGCGCCCTATGCGTATCCGAACCTCACACCGTTCGGTGCGACGTTCCAGACGCAGCCGAAGTTCACGGGACGGCCGCTGACTGTCATCGTGTCTCCGTACGTGCCGTACTACCAGGTGTCCACCGGAAGCAGGGCAGGGAAGTACGCGACCAACCTCATCTTTGCCGATTCCAAGCGGTGTGGAATCATCCTCCAGAAGGAGAATCCCACCATGGAAGAGTGGAAGGACATCGAGCGCGAGATTGACTACGTCAAGATCCGTGAGAAGTACGGACTTGCCATGCTCGAGCAGGGACGGGGCGTCGCTGTAGCGAAGAACATCGTGATCGACAGGACCTACACCTTTGACAACGTCAACAGCCAGGTGTTGGCTCCTCTCGTAACCAGCAGCAACCTTATCTAACCACCACTGGATAAGCAACAAGTGGCCGGGTAACCCCCGGCCATTTGTATTTGCAACCTCCTTCCGTTTATACTTGAACCAGACTGTATCACCAAAGGAGGAAGTTATGGCAAAATCTGTACAGAGAAAGGCGGATGTGGTTGCAGATCCCTCGGAGGTGCTTCAGGCCCCTCCCGGAGGAGAGGCGACGAATCAGGATGAGTCGTCAAGAATTGCGGGAACCATTCTCAAGCTCGCAGAGCACGTTCCGTTCTGGAGGCTTGAAAGTGGAAAGTTCGAACTCAACCAGTTCAAGGGAACCATATGTGGTGTTGTCCCCGAGAACATCTCACCCTTTGACCTGGAACGCATAAGGCTCGCCCTTGCCCATGGACGGCTGGTGCGCACGTCAGAGCTGGGTAAGGCAGAACCTGCCACAAAGCCGAGAAAGATAACCGATTACACATTCGCTGCATATCGCATCATTGACGAGAACGATCCGGATGTCATCGCATCGCTCGTCTCCAAGGTGTTCTCCGCCCCCGTGCTGGAGGAGTGCGCTTCCATTGAACTTGCCGAGAGGAAACGCCAGAAAGTCGTTTCGATTCTGACCAATCGTTTAAGGGAGATACAGGCACGATGATCACAGTTACCGGTTCGACACCCGCCGCCCAGAGCGCCGGATGGTTTCTTGACGATCCCATTACGCTGACGCTGACCCAGGAGATCGAAGCTTCGTTCCTGAGCGGAGAGTACATCAAGCTCTACAGGACGAACGAGGCGATGAGCGAGTTCTTTGAACTCGTCGGATGCACCTATTCGAAGGAGAACTACTCTCTTGTCATCAATCCGCTCATCAACCTCCTGGCTGATTCGTACTACCTGGTTGTTATGGTGGGAGGGGAGAACGGGATCCAGTCGATCGGGGGAGATGTTCTTGAGGGGAACTACCTCCTCTCGTTTCGAACCGGTGATATTGTCAGACCGTCAGAGACAGCGGATGCGGTCATCAACGATGTTGAGCTGTATGTTGACGGGCGGCGTCCGGCAGGATACCAGACAGCATCATACGATCTGATAAGCACGAGCGGAGACACGAGTCCCATTGCGTTTCTCGGAGCTGTCCCGCAGGACAGGAGTGTGGGAATAGGACAGCTCACCAGAATAGGATTCATCTATGACGATGACATTGCGGGGACCGTCCCCTCGAACGCGCTTCGGGGAACATATCAAACGCTTCCGTTCGACAGCAACTTCTTCGCTGACCGCTCGATATACGTGAGTGGGGCTGTCGTCTCCGGCTCCTACCTGTACTTTGACGTGACGCTTCCCGAGACGGAGAACAGGGAGTTCATTTTCACTCTGTCCGCACACACTGTGCGAGGAGTGAACAAACGGACATACGACAGACTGTCCCATGAGATACGCTACCTCGGACCGCTCTCTCCCCTCTATGCACTCCCGGATCAGATACGATCCAGACTGCAATCGTGGAACGAACACTACTCTGTGCCCATCAGTGACTATGAACTCTTCAAGCTGATTCATGAGCGTTCGAAGTGGTTTGTGTCGAAGTATGGAATCGTGATGGATGATGCAAACCGCGATGCGATCAACAGAGCACTCATCTGTTTCGTGCTGCTCGACATTGTGGGGAGCTACCCTCTCGGGGGTGGTGCACTCAAGAGCCGCGAGCTCCTGGCGACAAAGGTTGAATACTACAACACCGACATGGGTGCGCTTACAGATTCACTGGAAAACTGTATTGATGATGCGCTCAACACCCTTTCAGTTACGACGTCGTTTGCAACATCAATCAAATCTGGCGATCACATCGACAGACAGACGAAGCGATACGGGACATACCGATAATGGGAAACTGGATTGATCTGCAGAGAGAGATCAGGGGACTCGCCTACGGAGACCGGAAGGGAATCGCCCAGGGAGGGTGGGGGATCCTTCGCATTATGCGGCTCGGCGAGCGTTCAATCTACTGGGACGAAGACCGGCAGGAAGCCTTCGGCGGGCCTCCATGGAATTACGACGATCGACTGGTACGCTATATCACCAAGCCGGGGTATTCCGCATCCTCTTCGTCGGCGGGAAGGAAGGGGGAGGCACCGATTGCAGACGTAGGTCTCGACCTCACCGGGGGTTCCGTCATGGGCATCGTGCCCCATCCCGATTACCCGCTGACAAGGGATCCGCTGGAGCATGATCTGTTCTATGAAATCGAGGAGCACGCGTCAGTCCTTGCACCCGCTCCTCCTCTCCACGTCCGCCACAGGTATCGCATTCTGCGCGTTATTCCTGACTACGGAGATTACGGAAGAGTAGAACTGTTTCTTCTCATCTGTCAGAGAGTTCACGGAGAAACGTAATGGCAATCACGTTCGATCTCATTCCTGTCAGCAGCACCTTCGACTTCGCGGGCTACCTCGCGTATCGCCGTTCGCTTCTCGATACTCCCTACATCTGGACAGTTGAGCACCCGGATCACATGCGCCTTCCCGCCAATATTGAAATCAGCGAGTTTCTCATCTATGTGGGAATGGTCTTTCGGAGCTGGATGAATCAGATAGGTGTTGCAGGGGAAAAGCCACTGTATTCACCAAAGTACCCTGATATTATATACTCGTATACTGGTAGGCAACAGACAGCCACCGTGGATTCTCCGCACACTGCGGTGCCCCCTTCGGTTGCATATTGTGTGCGCAAGCGCGCACCGGCATCGATGGGTCCGCAAATGTTCGGGCCTCACAAGCAGTGGAAGTATCGGAACTGCGGAGAATTCCAGGGATCTGATGGGAATGTCTACACGGTTCGTTTGAGACGGTGGGAGAATCTCGTAGAGTTCACTGTGATCGGAAGATCCGGTGGCGAGGCAGATGCCCTGGTCTCCTTCTTCGAACGCTTTATGGATCTCAACGAGAGAGCGTTCCTCGAAGCAGGCCTTGAAAAGATTGTCCCGGTGGGAAGGCTTGACGAACCGGATACCAGACTGGACCAGGCGGGTGTGCATTACAGGAAGACACTGTTCTGGACGCGCACCGAAGAGTTCCAGTACGCTGGCCCTGTTACTACCATTAGCGATATGGACTTCGATGTGGCGCAGACGGATTCGAGCCATGTCGGAAACTATGACTCTACTTCGGAGGATACATAATGGGAAACGTGAACCTTGATGAGTTCAATGGTGTCAGGTCCGACATCATTGACCAGGGAACCCCTCCTCCCAACATTACCGTGTCGAGAAACCGTACATTCATCTTCGGCACGGCCAGGAAGGGGCCCCGTCACACACCCGTCACGGCGAATAAAGAGAATGTCGAACAGATCTTCGGCGACGTTCCACTTGATGGAAGCTTCGACACCAGTCTGGTCAGAGGCTTCTACGAATTCTATGATGCTAAGCAGGGAAAGCCGGATGTTGCACTTGTAAGAATCGGCGAAGTCTCCTCTGCAGTCATCAATCTGTATGAGGACCAGACCTACCTCAGCGGGATTCTGCAGCCGACATACGTGTCAGGAACGAATGCGCCCTCGCTCTCGATGACAGTTCGCGCGACACTTGACGGTGCGGAATATAACAAGACGAAAGTGCAGATCGAGCCGGCCGTCGGTCCGAGCGGCGAAGTGCTGACAAGTCCGGGATACATGACGATCACGCTCCCTGACGGCACCGCCGCGAGCTACAATCTCACCCAGGTCTATGGCGCTCCGGGCGCGGTAAGCAGGGTGTCTGACCTTGTCAGGCTGATCAATGCAAACACCGACTTCACGGGCAAGCTTGTTGCGAGTTACGTTCCTCTTGAGCGGACGCTCACGCTGCCTATCACTGCCGCATCCGGTACCATTCCGAACACCTCGTACCAGCTCTCGCAGGACGAGAGTTTCGGGAACAAGCTTGTCGGAATCACCAATGCCTACATCGAAGACTATGTCACTGAGACTGTCGATGCGGGATCTACCTCATTTGAACTGGCAGTCATGCCCGATCTTACCAGGAAGGCGAATCCATCAAGCATCGAATCGTTTATCCGCAAGGCTGATCTCGAACTCGCTCTGACGGTCACTCCGGCATATGTCGGTCAGACCGGGAAAGAGGTTTCACTGTACTGTTCAAACCTCGGCGCGGCGTGGGACGAGAGCTACTCGATCACCGGAAACACTGCGACATACGACACCTGGAGTATGGAAGTGTACATTCTCCGGAGTGGTTCAGCAACCAGGTCGCTCCTGACGCTCGGGACAGACTACACGGTCAACACCGCCACCGGGAAGATCACCATTGTCAAGTCACTCGTACTCGGAGACCGCTACTATGTGAACTACCGCTACAAGGTTCGCTACAGCGAAGCGTCGGTCCGAAGCGATCTGACGATAGGTGACGACCGCTCGTACTTCATCTACGGTGATACAATCGTGTTCGGTGCCGCGCAGCCTGCCGATGTGGTGCTGATCTACTACACCAAGAGCTACTTCGATGCGACTGATATCGCAATCGAGAATGCTGCGGACGGTCTCATTGAGATTCTCGACTCCTCTCTCATAGAGGTGGGGGACTCGCTGCAGCTCGTTGTCAGATACGAGCCGGAGCTTCCCGCTCCGACGGGAACGGCCATTAAGGATGCGGTCGGAACGACCTATGCGATCCAGCCTGGCGCGCTTTCCGGGGGATCCGATGGAAGAATCACCTCGAAGAAGGATTACATCAAGGCGGTCGAGAAAGCCATGATCGCGGTTGACCTGTATCCCCGACGTCAGAACATCGTGATGGGCATGTACCTCGATGACACCACGACCGGATACAACGAGGAGACCGGGCTTCCCGAGACGAAGCCGCTCATGTCCTTCACCAAGGTTCTCCCGTACATCGAGAGGGCTTCAAGACTCACGAACGAGTGCGATATCTCAATACCGGTCAGACCTCTGTACGATCTCACCTCTGACAGTATTGCGACGTGGCTGACAGGTCTCACCGACAATTCCGCCACCGATCTTGCTCGTCCGGCGAATATCATTGACTCAATCAACAACTTCAGGGCGCACGCGCCGCTTGGGGTATTCACCGTTGCGATTCCCGAGATCAACAGCGGAAGGGCGTACTTTGCCAATCCCGCGACGATCTACGAGGCATTCCGCTCTGATCTGTCAAGCAGCGAGTCAGGTGTGCACCAGTTCGTACCGGGGAACGTCAAGGATCTCGGGGTGAAGATCTTCAACGCCGAGCTGATCGCCAAGCTCAACACGAAGCGTTACACGACTGCGATTGTTGACTACGGGAACCGGTTCATCTGGGCTGATACGCCGACGCTCGCACTCAAGTACCGCAGCCAATACGACCGCCAGTTCGTCCGCGATACAGTCTATCTGGCAGTCGGTATGGCGCGCGAAGCTGCGCAGAAGTACATCGGAAAGCCGAGACTTGCAATGTATCTGACGTCGCTGAAGAAGGATGTGGGAAAGGCGCTTTCGACTCTGGTTCCCGATATCCTCTCTGACGTTTTCGTGGATATCCTTCCCGTTGCCGACGGGCATATCACCGGAAGGACGAGATTACGTCTCGTGCTGACGACAGCCAAGGAAATCCGTGGTATCGACATCGAGACTACGATCTCTCTTACGTAAGGAGGACTAAATGGGACAGCAGGCAGTAAACGGCTCGAACAGCGTTATTCAGCATATGACGAAGACGTACACGACGTTCAGTGGCGTCGACATCACCGCGCTGTTTGACAATATGACGGTGATGACACTGCAGGGTGTTGCAGTGTCCATCACCCGTGAGAAGGTGCCGGTCTACGTGTTCGGAAGAGCGCGCCCGGTCTCAGTTTCGAGAGGCAAGCGCGGGGTGGCAGGAACACTGCAGTTCGTGCTCTTCGATCGCGATGCGCTGTACAATGTGATGGTCGATGCCGACCACCAGTACTACGCGCACGCCGACGAAGTGAACTGGCTCTTGAACACCCAGACAGCACCGGCATGGCAGAACGGCGTTGCGGCAAACCCGCAGTCACTCGGGACGGCAATCGGAACGACTCAGCTCAACCAGGCTTCTCCTGTCGGCACGATCAGTCAGGGAAGTACTGCACAGGAGCTTGCGTTCGGACAGGCGACAGTCACAACCGGGGCGGCACGTTCCATCAGGACTACTCCCCAGTACGCTGACCAGATCTGGCCGTTCGATGTGACGCTGGTAGCTCAAAACGAGTACGGGCAGGGAGCTTGGAGTTCGATAATCGGCGTTGAAATCATCAACGAAGGTGGTGGTATCTCCATGGACGACCTCACCAATGAAGAGCAGTGTACGTACATTGCG